TTATATAACTTTTTATCTAAAAGTTGGCGCATTATTTGTAAATTATGTTTTTTTTTTTTTTTTAGTAATTTATAATCATAATACCGGTTAACTAGAAATTTATAATCATCATTATAACATAAATTTAATTCTCTTTTACGTTCTTTTTTATCTAATTGAAGTTGTATTATGTTATTTGCAAATGCCTTTCTTGCCTTAATTTGTTTATTACTAGGTTTAACATTGTTAACTTTAATTTCTTTTGAAAAATGTTTTTTCTTTATACCTTTTCCACTTGCAGATATTTTAGCTTTAGTTTCTTCAGAAAGCTTTTTACCTTTTCTAGCGGCAGATATTTTTGCCCTAGTTTCTTCTGATAATGCTCCACCATCTAAACCATTTTCAGGTTTTAGGTTGGCCCAGTCAGTTGATTTAACTATATTATTTTCTTCTGAAAAATGTAATGCATAATCAACAATAGATTTATCATAATAGAGATCTGATACCCATAATGTAATTATATGTTCTCTACCATGAACTTTAATATGATTAGTCCAATGTTTACCAGAACCAGGATATTTGTATGGATCTTTTTTGGTGGTTTTACCAAAATACTTTAATCCAGTTACAGAATGTTGTTTGATATAGAGATAGGTAGGGGCAATTGGGGTATATATAGTCATGCTGGTACTCCTTGAAAGTATTAGAGCCAATAGATGTTTCAGCATCGTGATTGGCATTTTTTATGTTTACATATAACAAAACTTGTTATATAATAGTTATTTATACAAAATAAAATTTCACTATGGAGCAATTATGGCTATAACAACTAAGAAAATAGAGAAATCAGAAGCTTTTCTTGAAAGTAAAAAAGCAAAAGCTGAAAAAAGGCGTGAAAAAGTCCGTAACATCGAAGCTAAGTTTAAAGGTGGAGATGAACCCTCAATAGACCCATTCAATTATAAATTATCATTAGTACATGCTACTAATTGGTATAATCTCAATATTGATTTTAAGCAATCTCGAACATATGTTCATGAATATCTTATTTCGACTGGCAGAAAGAAATTAGTATCTACTATTAATAAAGCTTCTGACATTGAAATAAGATCGCTTGGAGTTTTGAGTCGTTTAAAACTTCGAGACCAATATCTTGAAGATGCGCATGCAAACTATATTGAAGATATAATTAAAAGTTTACTTGAGATTTATAGTAAAGATAAAGAACCAGAAGTTATACTTGAAACTAAAGTAGAATCTAAGATTAAAGTAGATAAGACTCGTGAGTTAGCAATCCAGTATTCTGAAGATATTGAAGGTGCTATTGATGATTTTGTCAGGAATAAGAAATCTGATTTTGATATCACAAGTTATTTAAAAGCTCGTGAAATCACAGGTCCTGTCGCTAAAGATATAGGTTCATATTATAATGAACTATTAAAAGAACTTGAAGAAGCTCAGACTGATCCAGATCTTCAAGAAGGATATAGCAATTTCTCAAAGGCACAACTAAAGAAATTCATTGCATTTGTTTCTTCGATAGTTAATGGCTGTAATCAACGAATAGTTTCAGCAAAGGTATCAAAGCCTAGAGTTAAGAAACCAGTTCCTGTAGCTAAAGTTGTAGCAAAGGTTAAGTATCTTAAAGAGTTTCAAGATCTTAAATTGAAATCTATTACACCAACCTCATTGGTTGATAGTAATGAAATATGGACTTATAATACCAAGTATCGAAAATTGGCAGTATATAAAGCAGTTAAAGATACTAAATTGACTATTAAAGGTACAGCAATTCTTGGATTTGATATAAATGAATCTATACAGATCATGCTTAGAAAACCTGAAGAATTCTTTAATAATACCGCAATAGCCAAGAAAGCTTTAGGTGCTAACATAAAAACAATGAATGCAAAAACAGTCACACCAAATGGTCGACTGAATGAAGATACTATATTATTGGGAGCGTTTTAATGTTGATAATTGATTATTCGCAAATAGCCATGTCTGTAATAACGAATGGAGAATTCAAACCATTATTAAATGGTGATGAGACTCAGATGAAAAATATCATTCGACATGCTATATTGAATACTATACTGTCTTATAAAAATAAGTACAGTAAAGAATATGGCCAAGTAGTAATAGCAGCAGATGGTAGAAACTATTGGCGTAAAGAAGTATTTCCTTTTTATAAAGGAGATAGAAAGAAAAGTCGTGAGAAATCTGATATCAATTGGAAACTAGTATTTGATTGTATGACTGAGATACGTGAGGATATTAAAGAATATTTTCCATACAAAGTTATGCATATTGATAGAGCAGAGGCTGATGATGTTATTGCAGTATTATCTGAATGGTGTCAAACAAATGAACTAGCATCAACCGGGTTATTTGAGGAACCACAAAAGGTAATGATTATTAGTTCTGATCATGACTTTTTACAATTGCAGAAATGGGATAATATCTATCAATTTTCGCCTATAATTAAAAAGCAATTAAAGATGTCAAAGCGAGATCTTTATGAGAAGTATATCACCCATATAGTAAAGGCTGGAGATGACGGAATACCTGGAATTTTAGGTGATGATGATACTATCGTTACTGAAGGAAAACGTATGCCAAGAATGTCTGCTAAACGTCTTGCTGAATTTCTTGAGCATGGTAAAAAAGCTTGTAAAAATGATACTGAGATAAGAAACTGGGATAGAAACGAAAGATTAATAAGTTTTGCTTATATCCCAATTGATATAAAAGAGTCTATAATAAAAGAATATACCTCAAGTAAACCTAAACTTGACAGAATGCGAATTATGAACTATTTGATTCAGAATAAGTGTAGATTATTAATTGATAAACTAGAGGAGTTTTGATTTTTGTTTTGTTGGTGGAATAAGTTTCCAATTAGCATTTAATTTAAAATCTATTATTTTATAGTTTTTAGTCTTTTTAAGAGATATAATATTATTTAATTTATTATGTTTGAAGTAACTACTATATTCATTCCAATTTAATCTTATAATTTCATTTGTAGGTGTTTGTAAAATGATAAATTCATATTTTTTCATATTAGGGTTTTTAGATTTAGTCATGTTAGATTTAATTGGATTAGTTTTAATTCCACATAATTCACCACTTACAACCCTAGGATCGGATTTGTGTGCATAAATGATAGTACCATTGTCGTACATATAAGATGTAAATCCTTTATTTCCAAAATTTGGATTATCAGATCCCATTAAAATAAGACCGCAGAATCCATTAATAGTGGCATATGACATATTAACAAATAAAGGATTGTTTAATACATTAAATGTTTTTTGAAGTTGTAGTTCTTTCCAGGTGGCATCTGATCTAGTATCATGATAAGATATTATTTCAAGATTGAATAGTTCTGGATGTTCTTTAAGTTCCTGTTTCCAAAGAACTTTATACTTTTTGGATGAAACAGAACCCATATAACCGGATTCTATTTGTTTTAAAGATGTAGAACCAATATAGTTTGATGGAGTTATATTAGAATTATTTTTAGAAGGTAATAAATTACCTGAATATGTAATATGATAAACCACATATTGATTTTGGGTATATATAGTCATGCTGATATCTCCTATTAAGATGTTAGAGCCAATAGATGGTGAGACATCGTGATTGGCATTTTTATTTACATATAACAAAAAGTGTTATATAATGTTATTTATACAAAATTAAACTTCAATAGGTGAAAAATGAGTAAATATTTAACTGAAATGTTGGATGAAATTAATACTGATGCATCAGTATTGCCTAAGTACAGAGAAAATGGGGCATTAAGATTATTGTTTGAATATGCATATGACCCACTAAAAAAGATGATATTACCTGAGGGCGCACCTCCATATAAAGAAGATGTAGCACCTATTGGTATGTCACCAGGTAATCTAATGATGGAAGTAAAGAAGTTATACATATTTTGTAGAACTGATCTAACTGCATTACGTAGAGAATCTATTTTTGTACAATTATTAGAAGGATTGCATCCATCTGAGGCAAAGTTAATTCTTGCCGTAAAAGATCAAGACTTAACTAAACTATATAAAAATTTAAGTCATAAATTTGCATTTGATAATGGTTTAGTTTCTATTGCGCCACTAGAAAAGGTGAAAAAAGAAAGAAAAAAGTCGGTGAAGTCTGGTCAGGTAGACTTACCAGAAATTGTATAAAAAGTGAAAATAAATGTTTACTTTTTCTGAAAACTGTATATAATAGACTCATAAATTAAATAAATGAGGAATTATATTATGTTTATTGTATACGTATATGTTAATGGCAACATGGTAGGGCATACTAAATTTGAAACCCTTATTGAAGCAAATGAATTTGCCGATAAAAAGAGTGAATTAGGTTATAAAGTATTAGTAGTTGATAAAACCAAATAAGTGAGGAATTATATTATGAGAACAGAAAATTATGTTATGACAATAGATCCTAAATCTACTGTTGAAATGGAACAATTGGCAACTATTAGAGCCACAGTTAAAACTCTTAATAAGATTAATAAACAATCTTTTAGAGTATCTGTTAAGGGTAGATTAGGAAAGAATAATCCAGCGGCAGTTAAATATAAAAATATGGGTATTGTTACTATAGCTTTAGCAGATGCTGTTCGTTATGATATATACATACATAACAGAAAATAATTTAAAACCAAAACCATAAGGAAAATAAATGAGAAAAGTATTATTAGTAGCAATTGTTTCTATGTTAGTTGTATGATGTGCAAGTAGTGGTGATGTTGAGCATCTTCAATCACAGATTGATACTTTGAAAACTTCTACTGCTGCAGATATCGAAGCATCCACAGTAAAATCTGGTTCAATGTGTACAGAACATTGTGCTAAAAATGAGAAAGAAATGAATGATAAATTGGATTCTTTGTTTAAGAAATCAATGACTAAGTAGTGAGTTTTCAATTGTATAAATAGATGTAGTTAGGGAAATGTTACTAGCATTTCCCAACTCGGCTACGGATTAACCGAGCTGTCCTACACAAATCTATTTATACGGGTGTCAAATGCAACATTGTAAATTTTGCGATAAAGAATGTAAGAACGATAATTCACTAAGAAATCACCAAAGATTATGTAAGTCTAATGTGGATAGACAATCTACATTTTTTGAAACAAAAGAATTTCAATTGAACCATAAAAGAAGTAATGGTGCTATTAAAGCAAAATTAGAAGGCAGAGAATATATTGTTTCTGCCGAAACAAGTAAAAAAATAAGTGATTCTGTATTATCTCGTTCAAAAGAATGGAATATAGAAAATGGTAAAAAGATTAGTAAAACTGTAAATGAAAAAGTTTCTAATGGTGAATGGCATACTTCTCTAGCAAAGCATATACATATAGACTATAATGGTGTTGATATGCATGGTACTTGGGAATTAAAATATGCTATAGACCTAGATTCTAAGGATATACAATGGGTTAAATGTAAAGAAAGTTTTGGATATATATTTGAAGGTAAATTTAGGAAATATACACCAGATTTCTATTTAAGTGAAACTGATGAATATATAGAAATAAAGGGATTTAAAACGAAAAAGGATGAAGCTAAGTGGTCTCAATTTCCAAAAGATAAAGTTCTAAAAGTGTTAATGAAAAATGAATTAATACAATTAGGAATAGTTTTATAGTTTATTCCCTCTTAGCAATCAAGGTGAATGCGCTTTACTGTTAATAAAGAATGAGGTTGGATCGTTACCAACAGAGGGAGCCAAATTTACCACACAGCTTATGGTGAGGATTCTCATTGTAGCGCAAATCGGTGGTAGCAAGAATGCCTGAACTTGCATAGTAGTATGGACGCATACTACAAGACGGCACTTTTAAGAATATACTGAGCTGTGGAGCATGACCATAAGGGGAAGTTAAAATGTCTCGAATCGCAGTGTTAATGCGAATCAGTATATTCTTAAAGGTTTTAATAAAACACATTTATTTACTGTCAGACAATACTGGTGTAATCCCTTGTAACGTATTTGAGATATACGGGGAGGTAATTCTCAAAGTGTGTTTTCTTAAAAGTATTTTGGTTGATTGTATCAATTAACTATTACACTCTCTAAGGTCATAGTTGGACGATGCGTGTTAAATACTTTTAAAATAATTGAAAATAAACGTTTACATTTACAAAAATAGTATATAATAGACTCATAAATTAAATAAATGAGGAATTAAAATGAATAATTTGCCTGTAGTAGTTTTGATGTATAAAATGATTGTAGTTCAGTTTCAAGGTAACAGTTATCGCTTAACAGATAATGGTTATGCTGGTATTTCTTTTGAAGAGTATGATGATCATTCAGGTTGGTCACCGATGTTCGAAGATGAATTGATTTATAAGTTTAGTGCTGAAGAAAGATATGCCATGGAAATGATGTTTGATGAATAATAAATGTTTACTTTTGGTAATAATTAGTTTATAATAGACTCATAAATCTTTAGACTTAAAATTAAAAATGTATTACACATAACGATTATCCCTTTTAGCATAGAAAGGTTGTTTAGCGGAACTGGCGCCAGTTGACTGTTAAACGAGAGGATTAAACCGAAATGTCAGCCAAAACATTGATACGCTGGTAATCGTTAATTGTAATATATTTTTAATGAATTAATCGGAGTAATTAACCGAAAAGTAAGCACCACAAGTGTTGGCACATCGCTTGATAAAATGGTGGGGTAAGAGTCCCTGACCTGTGTCTCTAATTTTAAAAAACATATTTGACGGTTATTCTAGTGCAACTCAACGGCATGGGGGTAATCGGTAGTGCTGACACACTGCGAAAAGTTTATTTGTCAGAATAAATGAATTTTAAGTATGTTTTTTAAAATTTTAATAAAACACATTCGCTCTTGATCGGGTTCAACTGGATTGCTGAAGTAAGTGCCAGAAGTGCCAGAAGTGCCAGAAAGGTGCTATGCTTTAATATGGTTCAATTCCATAACAGAGTGTGTTTTATTAAAATGCCACTCTAGTATAATGATAATACAATTGACTTGTAATCTCTAGATCGCAGT